TCCAATCAACTCTAATAATATTATTTGTACTATCTTCAATACCGCTAAGATCAAAATTGAAAGTATTATATTGACTAAAGATACCTAATGCACCTGAGGATGCCGATTGTGCAGAAACACCAATAAAGTTACTTTGAAATATTATATCAGTCTCTCTTTTATACATCAACGGAGCAGAGACATTGCTGTTAAAAGTGGTTCCAGTTAGTGCTTGAGTCCAAAAAATCCCCACCCCAGGAAATTCTACCCCGGTGGCTGTGTTAGTATAGTAGTCTGATGAACCTGTAGCGGGGTCAACATAAAGATAACCATCAGCTACACTAATGTCTCTATTTGTAGATATATCAGACCCCGTTAAATGTAATGTTAGTAAACTCATTTATCCCTCGCTATATAATAGTTCCTTTTCTTCCTTCACCGGTGTTGGTGTTTCGTGAGCATCTTGTTGATCAGCGCTTGTCCATAAAGTTATTCTTGCACCAACATATGCTTTACCGTTTTCAGTTCTTGATAAGTCTGGGTGACCTGCAGGTAATCGATCAACATAAAAGGTGCTTTCTTGCATCTTAATTAGCTCTGTAGCATAACTGAAAGTAATATCTATATTCCCAGTATTTACTCTCAAATATCTCGTATTTGGTACTGTGCGATTTGCATCGTCAATTTTTTCAAAATCGTTTCTAGACCCGGGTGGTATTAATAAAGGCGAACCCGTTATATTGTCAAAATTATATAAAATTTGTTCATCTGTTTTACTAGTGAAAGGGTAGGAAATACCCCATTGATCTAGAAGCCCTGTCGCATTCGTATTTTCATTTATTCCTTCAACCCAATCTGTTTTTCCCTCATTCAATGTGTGTGCTGGATCGCCGGGTGTCCAAATATTATAATTTTTCCCAGCGTTGTTAGAAGGTAGCTGCCTTTCATTAGAATTATCTAAAGCATTTAAATGTAATAAAGTATCAGCGTAAGTAACACCACCTGTTGTAAATAACGTATTGAGTGCCGTGTATATATTTTCTGATAATGGTGGTGCACTTCCTTTTACGTAGAGTCCTAAATCTTCACGCGGGTTAGTTGGTGGTGCAAATGGAACAGGTGTCCACCCTACTTGACCATTGGCACCTTCTTCTCCTTTCTGACCAGCTTCTGGTGTTCCAGGAAAATACCAAGCTTGAATAAAATCATTATTACCTACCAAGTCATAATTAGTAGATAAAGTCCCTGTTGTTCCCCAACCGGTTTCGTACCGCGGTGATGCCCAATCTTCTTCTTTTTCATTTTCACCAGTACCGGTATTGTTATATGGGAATAAATATGTGGACTTTTGATTTTCAGTAAACCAATAACGAACATTGTTCATCATTATTTTTATCGCTTTGTTAAAATCATCGCAATAATACCACAAACCAGTAAATCTAAACATATAAGATGCATTCTTAGGTTTTGTGAGCACAATTGGTTTAGTCGGGGTCCTTGTCCTGGTTCTTGTCCTTGTCCTGGTTCTTGTCCTAGTTCTTGTTTGTGTACTGGTTCTTGTTTGTGTTCTAGTTTGTGATGGTGTTCTTGTACGTGTTCTAGACATAGTTGGAATCGGTGTTTCTGTTCTTGTTTGGGTTCTTGTTCGACTTTGAGTTGGTGTCTGTGTTCTAGTTTGTGATGGTGTTCTCGTTCTAGTCTGTGTTTGTGATGGTGTGCGTGTTCGGGTAGGATCTGGTGTTGATGTTCTGGTTTGGGTAGCCGTCCTCGTCGCCGTTCGTGTTGGTGTGGGTGTGTATGTACCTTGGTACCCTATACCGTTTGCTTCAAATTTATACAAATAAAATTTACTATAATTTACCCCCGTTGCATAACTCAGACCAACCATAACGTGGCCTGGGCCTTGATCGACAGCAGCCCCTAAAATTGATAGATTTAAACCACCCTTTTCATATACTTTTGTATAATCTCCCGCTTGGCCATTACGAACATATACAATAACTTTTCTACCAAAATCAGTAATTCTTACCTTTACTGATTTTCTGTTAGGAAATATTCCCGTGGTCGTCGGGGTTTGTGATGAAGTACGTGTAGGTGTAGTAGTTTGTGTAGGTGTGTAAGTTCTGGTTGGTGTCTTTGTTAATGTTTTTGTTACTACAACAGTTCTTGTCTGTGTCTGAGTTCGAGTTGGTGTCTGTGTTTGTGTTGGTGTCTGTGTTTGGGATTGAGTTACTGTTCTTGAATGTGTTGGCGTGGGTGTAGCAGTAGAACCAAACGTGTTTGTAAATGTGGAAGTATGTGTCTGAGTTTGTGTAGGTGTTGGTGTACTGGTGGCAGCAGGAGCATCGGAGCCATATTGCTGATATAAATTAAAAGCATAGTCTGTAGATAAATTAGAAGACGAACCGATGTATTCAAAATTATCATCTGTACCTTTTCTTAGTGTTATGGCATTAGGGTGCGCAACGCTATCACCAGTAGTAACATCTCCCCCCAGAGGTAAAGCAAAATTACCCGCTATGTCAAACCCAACCCCCAAAACAGCATTGTTAACCCCGGTAAAAACGTTACCACCACCGGAACCAATTTTAACCAAATCTACAGTAGGAGCATACCCTAAACCGGGGCCCGGGCTTCCAATAGATTGATCTAATACATGACCCCCATAAAAGTAAATACAAAACCCTGCACCACCATCAGCATTACTCCCAAAACATGAATAATCTGCTGACACAACAATATCTTTTCTAAAATCGACACAGTCATCTAGAGTTATATTATTTGTTTTTGTTAATGCTGCATTTAATTCACTTGTTGCCATTTCTTATATTTACTTTTATTCTCCAAGTTTCAAAACACCCTCGTTCTTTATCCAAGAAAAGCCTTTTCCTGTTTCAGGAAGGTAATTATAATGTAAAAATGCTGCAGTAAGAGGGTTGACATAACATTCATCTCTAATGATACCATTTTGAAAATATATTTCATTGATTGAATTTATCATTGAACCATCAACATACTTGTACGTTTGGTAATAAAAAGCAAGAGCATCACTATTGTCGGAAGCTTTTATTACAAAACCGTAGTTATTAGTATTTGGATCATACGATAAATTAGGTCGGTCTATTGAATCAACACTATATATTGGAGTCTCTTCTTGTACCGCACTCAAACTTTGAATATACTCTACAAGATTATCAGGGTTTTCTCCATTAGACCTAAAACTATATGTACTTAATTTTTTGAACAAATTGGTATTGTTAGTAGGAAATACTTGTTTCAGACTTAAACCATCTAATTCGTATTTGTATATAGTTGGGTAAAACGTCTTATAAACAGAACCTGACAAAGAATCAAGAAGTGTGGTCTTGTAAAGTAAAAACGAATTTGTTCTTTCATGAAAATAGAAGTCACCAAATTTCTCTAGACTACTACCTTTATCGGATCTTTCTATATAAGATAAACTACTCGTGTACGGCTTAACGGTATTTGTATTATAGTCAAAATTAATTTTTTCTAATACCATATAATTAGAAGTTTCAAAAACACCCACATCATAAACAATATCATACTTTACGATATTATCGTTTAGTTCTTCATAGATTGCTGATAGTGCTTTATATTTTACAAATACGGCACTAAGAGCAGACGATAAAGGAAATACTTCATTACTAATGTTTCTGAAATATGGGTAAGATGATAGCTCATATCTTTTTGCATATATAGATGCATTAGCTCCTGGCGTTTCAACAACATAAGAAGTAGCTTCAGAGTCCAACGTATAAGACGAATAAGGTATATCGTGTCTTACAATATTGGGTTCGATTCTTAAGAAAGGGTCACCATCTACATATCTAAATCTACCACCATCTTTTACAGCATTTGTAGCCGAAAGTGGAATAATATGCATAAAGGTAGCTGGGTTCAATACGGTACCCCTACCGCCATTGATATTTGGTCCCCCTTCTAAAACCATGTTATAATATAAATCTTGATTATTTGTGCTCCAAAAAGTGCTTTCTGGTAGAGGCGAATCAACAAATGGTAAATTTTGATACCCTGTAAATGTAAGACCGTCATACAAACCGTTCTTTCGGAAAATGTTATGTAACTGATCGTCTCCTCTCCACGGCATAGTAAATGTACCATAAGATAAGGTTATGGGTGATGGAAAATCTACAAATAAATCAACATAATCGGGATCAGTTGACTCTAGATTCCAATCTGCAAGAGAGTGTCCCATCAACAATTGAATTCCTGATCTGTTATAAGTTATGGAATCATAAGGGTCAGTTACTTCACCAGTAGTTGTTGTGTAATTAAAAGTGGTACCTTCATAATCGTATAAGAAATTGCTCAATAGTAAAAACCGTTTTCGAATTTGAGCAAAAACAGTACCTATATCTCTAAAAATAGGATCAGACGCTGCCTTTAGTGCACCATATTGATTACCGTACACATCACTAGAATAATCAATTAAATCTTTTTGCCCCGTTAGAAGCTTAGTTTGTCTTTCGTCAATAGGAAACAGAGCTTTATTGCTTACTTCATATATATCATCATTTGCCCATATGTTAGAAGTTTTTCCTTTAAAGAAGTCTACCCTATCATAATTTTTTGATATACCCGAATTATATATTATGTTTTTCTCTTCTGCATTCTCATAACCATGAAAATTAAGATAGTAACCTTGATCGTTAATGTACCCAAAAGCATATGAATTTGCAAAATCATAGTTTACCACATAAACATTTTCTTGAACGGTAAATATATCACCCGTTTTGATATATTTTGAATTTCCTATGGTTTCAATATACTTCTCGGGATCTGGAAAAAAGTATACTTCATTAGGAGAAAGTTTTGATGTGTTAACAGTATGGGTATAATCAAAACTCGTATAATTTAAAACACCTAGATAATTTGGTGTATAAAACCCGCCTATGTCTTTCTGAGATACTACAAACGCTGTGTTAGGAACAGTAGCAGTTGATACATTATTTCTGTTTAGATAATTAGATGAAACATTATCGGCTTTTATTAAAAGTGAAGATAAGTAGTTGGTTACTGTATCACCTGTACTGAGCATATACCAATCTGTACCCAAATACTTCTGAAATAATTTTATCTTATTAGCTAAATTTAGATCGTTTACATCATCAGTTTTAATATTGTCGATATAATCTTTAGAAGAAGAATAAGATACTATATCTTCTGCACTAAGACCTACAGGAACAGCTAAGTTATCTGAAAAACCAGAAAGAAGATAAGTGTAAGATGATAAAAGACGAACTACTGAATTGTCATAATTATAAAATAAATCAAAATCCCAAGGATTAGTATTACTGGTCCATTCTTCTTTTCTTAATTTGCCCCCATACTCATATGCAGATGAAGGAAGTTGAGTCGTTATATCAAAATAGTCTGTATATTCATCATATAAATCTTCAACTAAAATGCTAATATTTCTTAATACGTTTTCTGTGTCTAGATTATATTTGTTGGTTAAGTCTACAGTATCAGAATCATAGTTTAATAAATCACTTATAGTTTGTAGAAGAAAAGATCTTATACCAAGATTAGAGGAAAACAAATTGTTTTTTCTAGGTTGGGTCTTTACCACTTCTCTAAAATTTTTGTAATAATTACAGAGGCTGTTAATTTTTTCACTAATTAGTGGAATCAGTGTATCTAGTTGTTGAGGATCTTGGTAATCTACTGCTTCTATGAATTGCCTCTCTTGTTCTGTCAACGCATCCAATTGTAGATCTTTTACTAACCTAACGTAATTATCTTTTACTGCAGTGTCCTGATTATTAAGAAAGACATTTTTTATGTTATTCCAGTCACGCAAGTAAGAATTGTAAGTATTTTGGTAGGTTTGTTTAGAAATTGATATGTCAGTAAAGTGGGAGAGCCAATCTTTATATGCCAACGGGTTATTATAGTCAATTGCCTTCGATATATTACCGATACTGGTTATCGACTTGGCTATTTCATATTTGGCATAGCGCTCTATGTTAGGCATTGAAAATATTTATTCTATTTTCAAGGGGTTGCTGATAGCAATCTAAGTCCTTTCGACAACTGATAGGATAAATTTTGATCTACTATACTTCCACGGCTTGTTATTTGACCACCGGCAGATAAATTATCCCAACTTGCTAACGGGGTACCTTGAAAACTACTTAAGTATGAAGGTAAATATGTCTTCCAATCGGGTACATTTCCTTGTAAATTAATAGTGGTTTGGTATGTGTCGTCCCAGTTAATAATATTACCTACAAAGTCACCTGGAACAATGTCGAAATATCTATAAAAACTATAATAATTGCTAAGTGTGTGAAATGTTGTGTCTTCTGGTATTGTTAACCCCCACCCTGCCGACAAATCTAATACAGTGCTGAGAGCAAATGAATTAGCAGTAACAGATTCAAGATTTGTGGGTACCAACTTATATGTATTTGAAAAAAGTTCTTTTGCTACACAATAATCTTCACTTGCTGAAAGAGTGCTTTCATTTGAAAGTAACGGCCCTAAGTTATTACCGGTAGTTTTGCCTTCTATATATGCGCTGATGGCTGCTCCCATTGACAGTGTGTTGTCATTTAGATTATATCTATCCTGAAAATTTGTATTATATTGTATTCTTCTTCCCCATAATAGCGATTTTTTAATAGAGAACAGATTAACCAATCTGCTTAAATCAGCTGGGTAATTTATTAATAAATTACTACTAGCATAATCATTTAAATTAACATTATATTCTTTTGCATAAGAAAATAGGTTGTTTATATCACAAGTATCAATATTAATGTTGTTGGGTATAAACCCTGACGTCTTTTCATATATTCTTTTTCCTATTGCATTAGTTTCAGAACTAACTGTACCAACTATAGTGGACATAAACGGGTCCCACAATTTGGAGCTTTGACTAATCACTGGTTGAAAAGCATACGACTCTAAAGCTGCAGTCATATCAAAATTTTCATTTTGTTTTGCCACTCTGTTAACGCCTTTTGAAGAATATAAACTAAAAGGACCACTCACACCCCCTACATAAAAAGAACTCCCGCTTGGCCCATTTATATTATTCCAAATTTGTCCTGCAGCGCTAATTTGCACAACCCCGGTATATTCTTTAAGAGCACCGGAATCATCTTTTCCATAAGCTTTTAATTCCTGAGGTATAGTTATAAACCCTTTTAAAAAGCCGTAACTTTTTTCTTTAAACAAAGCGTAGTCAATTGTAGTATAATCAAATAGATCGTAAGGTTTTCCGTTCTCAAAAAATAAATCAGGCGAACTAGGCTTAACAAGACGAAGCGCGAAACTATTAGTGTTAAACTCGCTAATATCAACAATACTTCTAAGGTGTATCTTGGGATTGTATATGGGTTTGGCAGTGAAAGCAGAATCGGTACCCACCTGGTCGCTATATTTTAGCTTAGCAACAAAGCTAATAGGGGAATTTTTAAACTTCGTCTTAGCAATTTGAAATGTAGGTAAATAAACCCCCTCACCGTCTAAACCATTACTGGTGATGGAAATTTGAGCTGGTCTTTCATATTTCACTGCCGTCACCGGAAAATATGCACTTTCAACATTCTTTATTGGAAGGGTGCTGTCATTTGTGTAATTGTAATAGTGTGTGTAGTTATCAGGAAATCTTGATGTATCGGGGGTTGCAAACAAGTAAATAGTATCGTAAGTCCATTGTTCAGGATCGATTTCATCAGAAGTTTTATTTTCTGTATCATCAACATATTGACAAGTAGCATATCCGCTTGTTCCAACGAAGAATGCGTTAGGGTCACTAGCAGATGTAGCAACTACTAAAGCTGATAAAGAATTTTGTAGTTTACCATATAGCATTGTATCCACAGTAGTGAGTGAATGAGTAATGGTGTCGCTGTATTTGTTACCAACTATTTCTCTTTGTATAAATCTATGTGTTGGTAGTAAGTATGCATATGGTTCTTTAGCTAATTTGTCTTTGTCGTAATATAAACTTCTACTTCCACTTGCATACATAAAAAACGAATAATTTTCCCCGAATGTTTGTAAACTGTTCCATCTTTTTAAAGCCAATATATCAGAATACTTACCAGCTGTAAGAGATAAATTACGTGCATCACTCGTAGATAGAGATAGTGAATATGTATTAGGAACAAAGTCTTTTATTGTAACAACCCTATTAAACGAATCTAATACTGCTTCACCTGATGAAAGCATAAGATTCATCGTTACCTTATATTGCCCGGGGTAATAATAATAGTGTTCAGCTGAAAAACCATGCACATTAGTAGAACCGTCTCCAAAATCCCACAATATGTATTGGTCGCTGTATACATCAGATCTTGCACTACTTAAAGGGGGTACATTATGATCATTATCTGGTACAAATCTTAGTGGTGTTTGTTCTAAAGCATAAGCTGAAAGGCAAGCAGAGTTATAAACGTTATAAACGCTAAATTTCCAATATCCTGTATTTCCTGGCAAGTTAGGCATTTTATCCTTGTCTTATAACCTGTATTCTGTTTTGTATCGTAGGTAAATCTTTAAAGTAAGCAAACTTATAAAATTCTAAATTTATATCTTGTCTTGTAAAATCGTAATCTACTGTTTCGTATACAGGATTATAAACAGCTAAGGACAAATTACTGTCTATAATTACCACCCCTTTGTTTTCCCTTCTTGTTGAAAAACTAACTACACCATCAACGTCTAAAACCGACTGCTGAAGATCTTTCAAACTTAAAACTTGACCCAATGATAAATTATCTGTATTAAAATAAGTTGTAAATACACCAGCTACATCGTTTCTAACTGCTTCTAAATCTCTTCTAGAATTTTGTTCAACCTCAACATAAAGATACGATTCATCCCCTGCTTCAGAAATAATAGCAAAATCTGTATTAGTATAAGATGCTCCAAAATTTATTTCCATATAGATAGGATCAGAGATTACAATTTCGGTTGTGGCAGATTTAACCTCCGACAATAAATTCACAATTGCGTTCTTTTGAGAAGTGGAAAGATAATTTGTTCTTTGATCTAAACTTGAATCTAATTCTTTGTTAGGTACAGCAAAAGAATATATGTTATTAAAGTCGCAAGAATCTGCAAAATTAACCTGATTAAAAAGAACCCTTGAATTGTCATTAGGTCTATCTAACCCTAAATCAAAAAAGTATTTTAAGTAAATGCTTGTATAATCAAAGTTGTTTACACATTTAACAGATTGTACCCAACTACCAAAATTCTTTGATATATAATTTGTATAATCGTCAATTGTTACTAATCTGTATTGAGAATTAAACAAATTAGGGGCATTTACTTTTATTTCACTTACGCTTTCTTTTTGTTTAAAATTTGTAGACGTATTTTTATTTGAAAAGGCGAGGTTAGCTGCTTGTGCAGAATCAACCACAACTGTTGAACTCGATATGACGTCGGTCTTTATTTGGTTAAATTGTGTAGTAGTAAAAAAGTATAAAGGTTGGTTGTTAAGTGTGTTTTTACTAACCTGACCATCCACACCATCTGATTGAAGGAAATAAACAGCTATTTGATCACCTGCATTTAGTTTCTTACCCGTAATATTATTACCGAATTTTAGTTCATATCTTTCGTTTTCGTTAAACCTAACTGAAAACTTTTTAGATGACCCAGTTTCAAGATACAGTGATGTGGTTTTAGTCCATTCAACCCACGTAGAATTTGGAACCGCTTCTTTAATGTATACATATATGTTATGGTTATCGATAATAAACGTCGAATCGTTAGTTGAGGGAGCTAAACTAACCGTTTCAAAATTCTCACCAATTGCGGCTAGTGTAGGGTATTCAACAAACAACCCATTATACAATAAATTATTATTTTGTAAATCTGTTAAAATTTGATCTGTAGAAACGCTTTTTGTAAAAGAAACGTCTTCACTAAAAGAGTAAGATGTACCACTAAAAGTAAAATAACTGTACCTAGGTATAGTATAGGTACCAATATCTAAATTGTTAGAGGCTTCAGCTTGAAAATTTAAATTTGCAGTTTGGGGGCCCGTTGGGTTGTAGTCAATGCTCTTTACAATCTGGTTAATATTTTCATATATTTCTGATTGACTAAACGTGCTTTCAGCTGAATTTTTATTAAGATAGTATATGAGAGTATGGTAAGAATAAGAAATTATGTCTATTAATGATGAAAGATTGCTTCCTTCATAGTTTTGATCGGTGAATACTTCATTATCGTTTAACCTTTCAATTATCAGGTCCTTCAGGCTAATAGCATCAAACGCTACGTAGCCGTCTTGTCTCAATTCGAATTCTGATTCTTCTGTAGCCATTTCTAATTATAAAATTGCACCCCCGTTGAATTTAGAAGCGCTTTTAGTTCTATCGTTCTAACATTATTTATGAAAGGTACCGCTAGCGTCAAAGTAATGTTATATTCTGCAGAAGGTATATCTGCTATTACTTCTATCGCTTCAACTACTACTCTTGGTTCCTGTCTTTTTATTTCACTATGAATTAAATGTCCTATTTGTCGTGCTGTATTTTCAGAACACGCCATAAACAAAAATTGATTAAGGTTTAACCCGAATTCTGGATTTAATAACTTATCACCCGGAAAAGAAGTAAATAGATTTTTTATTGAATTTTCAATCGCACCAAGATCATAACTTGCCCTAACATCCTTTGTATATAATTTTGAATATGCTTCTTCATTTTGCACTTGTTCTAGCTTTAAATCTAATGTTAGATCCGCATATGAAAAGTAAGATTTATACTTAGGACCAGCTGATTTCTTTAAATTATCTAACTTTATCTTTGCCATAATAATATTTATATCAGTTACCTTTTTGTAATTCTTTCAAAAAAGCATAAATATTGATGTGAAGAAAAAATTTAATATGCTTTATGAGACATATGTTTCGAGATATACTAGAGGGGGTTTCTTAACAGGTGACTTGGTAAGGCTTAAAAAAGGATTCGAAAATTTAGAATCTTTTAAAAAGTTAGATCCTAATGTTCAACAGAAGTTAAAAGACTATGCTGATAGTGATATCAACATCAGAATTTCTGGTATTGTAAATAAATACCCTTCACACCAACCTGGAAACACAGATAACTCTACTGGTGATGTATCAGTTACGGTTTCTCAAGAAACAGCTCCTGGAAGATATGACGGGTTTGTAAATGCAGCTTCTGATCTTTTTGATACAGTTGATGTATACCCTAATAGAATGCCGGTACCAAACTCGATGGTTAGACCAAACGGTACTCAAATAGATCCTTCTGATTTTGAGTATGAGAACGAATACATTGGTCTTGATCCATTAAAATCACAAATCGGTACAGGAACAGAGTTAAAAGATCCTGCGCAAGGAGACGATAAAGAGTTACACGATGTTAATGTAAAAATTGATCAATTTGGTGCAAACAATGATTGGGATGATTTAGCACCTGGTGGAGGTAATATGCCTGATACATCAATTTATATGAAAGGTGATTATCCTATTCCTGGTCCTGGTAACGACACTATGACAGGTAATGTAACTACTACAGTAGGTTAATTTATCATTGTATCTACATCAATTAAACAAGCATAAGCATTTATTTCCTGGTCCATTACAAATGCTGATTTGTAAATAAAATCATAAATTGTCGATAGAGCAGCTTTCTTTATAGCACTATCGCTTTCTGATTCATCTACAACATTAAACAATATCTTCAACAAAATAGGGTAATCATTATTGAATACACGCTCGTTAGTAATCATATATTTTCTGCATTTTAATACATGACCAGCTTTTATTAGTTTGTATAAATCGTTTGCTATTTTTTCAACACTTTCAGTATCTTGTATGACTAATTTGCCTTTTGAAATGCTTTTTTGTAAAACGTTTATACATTTTCGTATATCAGGGAAATTTTCATCGACTATTTTTTGCAAGTCTTGTACTAATACAATAATGCCTTCTTCGTTAGCAATGTATGCTAATCTTTCTATAATTGGTTGTCTGTCATGATTAATATCAAACGTTTGACACCTGCTTTGTAATGCAGGAATAATTCTATGCTTATAATTTGCTGTTAATATAAACCTTGTGATTGCACTATACTCTTCCATCACATTTCGAAGAGCTCTTTGTCCATCCTGTGTTAAACCATCACACTCATCCAATATAATTACCTTTATATCAAATAAACTTTTTGTTCTTGCATAACCAGTAACTTTGCTTCGAATTGTATCAATTCCATTTTCATCCGATGCATTTATATATAAATGATCGCATTCCAAAAGACCATTTACAATAATTTTTGATATTGTAGTTTTTCCAATTCCGGGATTACCCACTAAAAGTATATTTGGTATCTCGTTGTCCTTGTTGCACTTACCGAGAAACTCTTTTAGTGTACTAGAATCACTAATACAAAAATCATCCAATTTCTTTGGTCTGTATTTTTCTACCCATAAATTGTCAAACATAATTAAGAATAATTATAGCAGTTTCCCATAGGAAATCAATTAAATATTTGTATGACCCCGACTGCGGCCAAGGCAACCAGGGGGTTCACGTTAATTGAACTACTGGTAGT